CCCACTGCGTAGCGGCTAGAACCCGCTAATTTTATCAAAGGAAAAACAAATGGGACGTCCTCTAAAAATCGCAAAGGCGCAAGCCATATTAACAATCACGGATACAGATGCATCAACTGAAGAAGTAACGGTTTCTCAAAACTTATCAACTTTGGGTGTTATCAAAGGTATGCCATTCATTCCAGCAAGTACAACAGGTGGTCTAACTGCTAACACAACTTATTGGATTTTAAATGTAACAAGTAACACAACTTTTACTGCTTCTGCAACAGACTTGAGTGCAAATCCAACGTATACTCCAGTTAACTTGAGTGCTACATCTGGTACAACAGTATCAACATCAGTTGGTGTAGTTGATGCATATTTCAACAACCCAAATGGTGGTACAGGTTTTCCGACAACTAACAGCAACACATATTCTGTAGTTGGTGGTAATACGGCAATTATTGGCCCACAAGTTCTACCACGTGTAGCTATTGGTATTAATGGTACAGGTATATTGTATTCTGCTACAGATACTGCATATGTAACTGGTATTGGCACTGATTTAGCTAATACATTAAGTGTTGGTTCTGCTATTCAAGTAGCAAGCGCAAACATTAACGGTAGTACAGATTACACTACTATAGGTTTTGCTAACACAGTTCCTGGCTTAACAACAGTTGCTGTTGCTAACACACAAAATACAGGTAACATCATTGGTACTTCAGGTAATGCTCAGACATTGGTCGCTAATGGTACAGTAAGATTTACTGCTAACTTGGGTGGTTTAGTTTCTGGTCAAATTTATTTTGTTAAAGCGATTGCTAATGCAGCCGCATTTACTGTGTCTAACACATTAGGTGGTGCAGAAGTCGATCTATCAAATGCTACTGGTACTCCAGATGCACAACAAGATGTTGTTGAATTAGTTGCAAACGCAGCCGTAGCTTCAACAGGAGCCGCATTCGTTTACGCAGATGACGAAGCAGGTTTTATCGTTCGTCAAAAAGGTAAACAGAAGTATCTAGTAACAGGTGGAACTACTGGTTTAACAGCACAATGTTTATTGGCTAACGTTGCTAACACAGCATTGACACCAAACACAATGCGTATTCTTGCTACATATGCTAACAGTGCTACTCAAACAGTTCAAAGTCTATCTGACCACACTGGTGAGTTGTTTACTGCTACATCAGGTCCAATTGCTACAGGTAATATTGTTCTTGCTAACGCTACACCAGTATATGTGACATTCAATACTGCGGCAGCGGCTAATGCAGATAATGGCCAGCCTTACTCATTAGTAACTATTGCTAACGCTTAATTATGACAACGGGTAGAACTATTAAAATGCCTGCGCAGACTACTAAAACAGAAATCGCTGTACTTCAAGTTCAAGTTAAAAATATCGAACAAGATGTCAGCGAAATCAAAACTAGTCTGAAAGATATGCATGAGTGCCTTGATCGTAACGCAGAAGAAACTAGAACACTTCTAACTAATATGCGTAACGAAGATGTTACAGCGCACAAGGAACTAGGATCAAAAGTTTCTGCTTTAGAAAAGTGGAGATGGATGATGATGGGTGCAGGGATAGTAATAGGATCACTTGGATTCGATACTGTAGCTAAATTGCTAAAATAAAAAAGGGGCTTAATGCCCCTTTTTTGTTAATGTGTTTAATTTTTCTTGCACAACATCAAAGTTAACAGTACTAAACAATCCGGGATGCAATGGCTTGGGGTATTGTCCCTCTCCTACCCAAGCATAACCACAGTGCTCATCATTTAGTATAGGCGTAAACTCATTAGCAACTTCACAGAAAAATGTATGGTATGTGAATGTATGATTTACAAATTTTTGAATTGGAATTAGTTTTGCTTTTTTAGGAAAATAACCAATCTCTTCCTCGCACTCTCTAGCGATTCCCTCAAGTAACGTTTCATCGGATTCTATTTTACCACCGGGTATACCCCAATTGCCCGGATTCTTATTATCAGTTCGTAGTAAGTATAGGTAACGTTCTGTTTTTTTTGAGTAAAAGAAAACTCCACCGGAAGTATTATTCATGAGTGTATTATATCATATAATTGATTAAATTACAATACTATAATCACCTTGACCATACCACCCTTCCCAACTCTTCATCCAAATTCCTTCAGTATATCGATACTGTACATTAGTGGATAAATTAGTCACATATTGTATGTCTGATAAATTAGAACTGTCAAATGCTACAGACCACGCACCTGAACTATATTCGATAATATCGTTTGCATTGGCTATTAGGTTACCCCAGGCAGTAGTAGTATCACCTGGACTTCCTATGCTTTCAACAATCAAATATCTACGACCGTTAACTGGCCCAGGCAATCCGGCATTGGGACCAGTAATCAATGGGTTTATCACTCCGTCAACCGGGTCTAATGTATTTTGTGGTAGTGTGTCTGGATCGATAGTGTATATTAATAATCTATCGTCAACTGGATCTGGTACAATAGTACCTACAATCTCAGTATCCATATATGGGTTTTGTAACCATATTTGACTGATGCCAGGTCTTAATGTACCGTATACATTTAACAAACTACTCCAATATAAACTTGTATTAGGGCTAGGAGGTAAATTTAAATCTTCATTGTCGGGATAAAATGCTTCATCAGCAGGTAACAACTGTAACGTGTTACCTAATAATAATAATTTATAACCATATGGTGTAATCTTTTGACGAGTACCTAACAATAAATCCTCATCTTGTATATCAGTAAGTGCTGTACCTTTGAATATACTTGCGATAATCTTTTGTATGACACCAAACTTTTTAAGTTTAGCCGCTGTACTAATCCATATAGGCATGTAAAACTTCCATGTCAACACATCGATAGGATTACCTGTACCTTGTGGAATACTGCGACTACTGAAAGTTAGTCCATCTTGATACACTACGCTTAGACTTGTCCAATCAATAAAGTTATCAGTAGATTGAATTTCTAATGAAGGGTTAAACAACGTACCTAACTGTTCTATCAACTCTAATTTTTGATTGTAATTAGTAGTCCAAAAGTCAACTGTAATACGTAACGTATATGGTACAGGCATTAAACGTTCTACCGTAAATGCTTGTCCTTGTGTTTGCTCATAGCTTTGTGTATCAGCATTGTAAGCACGTTGACGAACATTAATTCTATCAACAAACGTTGGGTCTTGTGTTCTTTTTTGATCGTATTCTAAACCACTTATATAGAAAGTAATCAGAGGTGCACTTGGTAAGTTACTAGCACTATTATCAGCAATGATAGTACTAGCTTGTCTACTACTATCACCATACATAACAGGTACACGAACGTAGATATCATTACCTGCAGGGTCTTTGCCTTTAGTAACTTGCCAGTTACTAAAGATTTTTGCAAATTGAATTAAGAATCTGCGGATCTGATTATCATAGAAAAATTGTGCCATGTGTTAAATTACCGGTGGTATTGAATCTGGTGTTATTGTCAATATTGACGACAACGGTTGTGCCTGTGTAGTTGTTGTACCATCTGTTAGTACAGTAACGTTACTGTTATTTATGAAGCTAGAAGTCTGTGATAAATCTCCTGCAGTAAATCCAGTTTGTGTTCTAACGTTTTCTGAGATACGAACCCAAAGTCTTCCGTCCCAACGATATAATATATTAGGTAAATAATCTATACGTAAAAAATAATCACCTACTTGAGGGTTTTGTGGGAATACTATACCTGCTCCAGTAGGTAATCCGTTAGGAGCAGTACCGTCACCGTCTAAATATCCCATTGTATAACCGAATGTTCTAGGTGTACTACGTGCTATGAATTGATATGCTGGATCGCAGTCTGCTCTAAAGTCCATTTGAGTAGAAATGGTTCCAGTAAAGCCCGGCAATTCTGGATTCTGGTCTGCTGTAGCATAAGTGTTGTCCGCAGTACCATATGGACCAGTTATTGGGCCTAATGAATTGACAACTAAGACTCTATCTCCCTCAACAGGTCCTGATCCAGTACCTATTCTAGTAGGCGCTAGTTGCATTGTTTCCAAACTCATTGGCTGATATGATTGTAGTTCTGGTACACCGATATCTGCTGTCATATCCCAAATACTCATCGCAACTTCTCTGCTAATTCTAATAGCCGGGCTAGGATTTTTATAGTTTGGATTTCGCATCATTACGACTGTGCCTACAGCCGGCGTTGGTGCGCCACTTGAATTAGTATTAATGTTGATAGGAGGTGCAGGCTGATTGTATTTTCCTGACAACTCAGTATTAGTTTCAAATTCACCGTACGTAGGTACTACATATAAATTAGAACGATCATAACCTGCTTTAGGTACAATACGAGCGGCTTCATCTAGAATTGCATTATTGACTTGAATATTTTTATTATATGTAGCCATAATATCTTTGAGATTCTGATTTGGATCAAGTTCCCAATAAGTTTCATCAGGTGGCGCCATACCTATAGGCACTTCAATTTTACTAGTATAGTTTTTATCACCGTAGCTAATAACATAACCCGGCGGATATGTTCTAGTACCATCCCATAATCCTAAATAATTATCTTGATTAATAGGTTCCTGTAATATCTGACTAAATTCTTGACTATCAACTAATGGTTCGCATTTAATACGCCACAAATGCGGATACCACGTTTGACTAAAACCTTCACTTGCATAATTAGAATCAGTTACTTGATAAAATCTTTTTAATGCAACCGGAATAGTATCTCTTAATGGATTATAATCTACTAAGTGAGGTAATTCTAACACATCACCTACCATTAATTTACGACCCATTATATCAATCATATCATTATAGTGAACAACGACAAAGATAATGTCGTTATTTAAAAATAATCCAAATTGTGAAAGGTCAAAGTCTAAATTCTGTACGTTGTAATGTCCACGCAATCGGTAAATATTAGTGTCGTATATTCTATCTCTATTTTCTAGAAATAGTAAATCTTGAATATTTTCAGGTCGCAATACATCATATTGTGGTTGAGTATAGTCTATCGAAGGAGTAGACGCATTGGGACCTAAATATTTGTGAATATATAAATCCGTTCCACCTACAGTTAATTGCTCCGATATTGTTCTATCGAAGAAACGGTAATCGTTCTGCTTATTTGGGCGGTATAAGGATAATTTTGGCATAATAGTATTTATCGCAACACCCTATGGTTAAATCCTGAGGTTGACAATAAATATGGGCTGTGTTATAATAACTAAATCATATTAAAGGAGTGCCTGATGGCAACACGTAAACGCAATTCGGAAGACCACAGTCAAGTTAAAGCATTGAATCCACGTGATGTAGATGTTCAACATTACGGAGACGAACCGTTGTTTGTACTACAACCGGACGAGGATAAACGTAGGGTCACGTTAATGCGTTCGTTCACTTGGTATAATCGTTTCTATGGTAAGAAAGATGCCAAAGAACTTATGGCTCAGTTTCTTGACTTAACTGATAGACCGAATGACGCAAAAATTATGCGTAAGATTCACGAAAATGAATTCTTGCTAACACTGTGCTGGTTAGCACGAATGAAATTGCGAGGTTTAGAACTTAGTGAACACGAAAACCTAACACTTGAAAATGAAATCAGCCGCTTATTGAAAATCGTTCATAAGCCTGAGGAAATTAAAGTTGAGGCTGATGCACCTACAAGACCTAATATTCAGGATATTTTGCGAGACAAAGCAAAAGATGCCGCCGGCGAACTTGAAGGCATGTTTGATGAATTTATTCTGAACGGTAAAGCAAGCTCAAAAACAATGGAGGTAGTTGCACGATTCAATGTTATGCCACAACATATTGGTTTGATTACTGATGTTTGGAAGAAGAAACAAAACGAATTTGATGAACTACAAAAAGGTCTAGACAAACAATTGTCTGAGGGTTATAATTATTTGACAAAGATTCAAGTGCGTAATATCATCAAATACATTGAAAGTGTATTGACCGACTTGAATGCATATATTTCAGTTAAGAAAGCAAGCAAGGCTCCTCGTCAACGTAAAGCAGTACCTGTTGAAAAGATTGTGGCTAAGCTCAAGTATCTTAAAACATTCAAAGATACTGCAAGCAAACTTGATTTAGTAAGTATCAGTCCTGTAAAACTTCATGGTGCAAGTGAAGCATGGATTTATGATAGCGCAAAGCGCAAACTACATCATTACATTGCTGATGATTATTCAAAAGCATTTACTGTAAAAGGTAATACACTATTAGGCTTTGATACTACAAAGTCTGAAGTAAAAACTCTGCGTAAGCCGGGTGAACAAATTAAAGAAGTTATGGGAAGCAAGCCCGCGGCTCGTAAGTACTTTAACGATATTAAAGCAGTTGCAACAACACCTAATGGACGCTTTAATGAACATATGATTATTTTGAAAGCATTTTAATGAGCAATATTGATTTGAACAAATACAAAGATTTCGTAGAAGCTGTAACCAGTAAAGCAAGCAATGATTTGACTACATTTATAAACCGATGTGATGAACTTGACGGTAACTATGATGCTGAAACTGACATGCATGGTCCTGATATCAACGTCCCGTTGTTACTTACTGCTTGTCTTGGTTTAGCGGCTGAAGGTGGTGAGTTTATCGAAGTGCCCAAGAAGATGTTTTTTCAGGGTAAACCACTAACTGAAGCGGAAGTTTTTCACTTGAAGCGAGAACTTGGTGATGTTATGTGGTATTGGATTAATGCTTGTCGAGCACTGAATCTTGACCCAAATGAAGTGATTGATGAAAACGTGCGTAAGTTAGAGTCTCGCTACCCGGGCGGCAAGTTTGATGCACACTATTCAGAAAATCGCAAAGAAGGCGATATCTAAAGACCGAATGTTTCCTGATAAATACACTATCAGGAAACTAATATGACAACAGCGACAAATCAAACTGCAAGTATACTTGCTACACCATCAGGTCTTACACTTGACGAACTAAAACAAGCTATTTTTAATAATGCTAGATTACGTTTGGGCGATGGAATTATTGATTTAGAATTAGACCCACAGCATTTTGAAGCCGCATATAATTACGCTATTAAGATATATCGTCAACGTGCCCAGAATGCTACAGCAGAATCATACACTCTGTTTACAGTAGAAAAGAACGTTGATACTTACACACTACCTCAAGAGTTTATCAACGTTCGATGTTTGTACAGACGTACAGTTGGTCTAGAAACAGGCCCAGGTGCAAGTAGTTTTGATCCATTTTCTAGTGCTATTCTTAACACATACTTACTGAACTACAATGTTGCGGGTGGTCTAGCAACTTATGACTTCTATGCAGGATATGTAGAATTGTCAGCACGAATGTTCGGTGGATATTTAACGTACACATTTGATCCTGTTACTAAAGTAATGCGTGTTGTTAGAGACTTCAAGGGTAGTGGTGAGAAGGTATTAATTTGGGCTGACATTCAAAAGCCTGAAACAACATTGCTACAAGATCCTGGTTCTGGTGTTTGGATTGGTGATTGGATGTATGCAATACTTAAAGGTATTATAGGTGAAGCACGTGAAAAGTTTGCTACTATTGCAGGACCAGGCGGTGGAACTTCACTTAATGGTTCTGCAATGAAAGCTGAATCTAAACAAATGCAAGAAGCATTATTAGAAGAATTGAAACGTTATGTAGATTATAGTCAACCA